ATTTTCTGCAACTGAAACACACAGCATTAATAGACACATATGACATTGTTCTCGATTATGTTCAGTATTATCTGCACAAAGATGTGACATATGGATTGGTTGATGACTTTATATTCCCAAATGATCTCGACAACTTATAGAATGACCAAAAAAGAAAAAAGTAAATTATTGCAAAGCATATCAGCCGCAAATCTTGAAGCATATAACAACAATTATGAAGAGTGCATGAAGTGGCTTAGATGGGCAGCATTATTAATCAAAAAACACACAGAAAATGACAATCAATGAAATGTATTCAGCAAAAGAAATGCTTGAAGGAGAAATTCAAGACCTGATTGCAGAATTTATGATCAAAACTCATGTCAGATGCGGAGGTGTTACAATCAAGACAACAGAGTTCAATGGCAAAGAAACTATTGTATCAGTTAATGTTTTAATAAAATGAGTAAAGTATTTGATTTATCAATGTTGAGGATCAATCCTCAAAACCCATTTCCATTTTCTGGATCAGATGCAGATTGGAATGATTTTAAAAAGAAGTTAGACAGAGACCCTGAGTTTTTAGAAGCAAATAAAATAGCATATGACTCATCCAGAGACAACCTTCTTATAGCGGGAAACAAAAGGGTTCAAGCATTGCGTGAACTTGGATGGAAGTCAATACCATCAAAATATGTAATCGATTGCAAAGATTGGAGTGAAGAGAAGCGAGAACGATATATCTACGCATCAAATTGGAATATAGGACAATGGTCAATTGAATATGCAGATGATGAAATGGCAGAGGAGTTTGGTATTGAATTTGATCAAGAAAATGACCGAAACGAGGAATACCAAGAACCTGAAGAACAAGAATATGATATAAATGCTAATTGGTTTTTAAATATTCGATTCACAAATGAAGATGAATGTCAAAAACATTATGAAGAATTTATTGAAAAGGGATTAGATGTTAAAATAGTACAATAATGAAATTGAACCATGAATATTTAGTTGAGTTACAATCCGAAATACCAAATTCCTTTAGGACTAAAATGGCTTGTGATTCTTTGGATATTAATATTGAAGAAAAATCAAAACATAAGCTTTTGATTGAAGGAATTAAAGTACCAAATGATTGGTCAATAGGACTTATTTTAGGTGCAAGTGGGTCTGGGAAAACAACACTTGCCAAAGAAATTTTTGGTGATGATTGTTTTGATGATACAATCAATGAATCTAAACCTATAATTGATCAACTTCCTAAAGACTTAAAATACAATGATTGTGCAAATTTGTTGAGTGGAATAGGGTTAACTTCTGTTCCTTGTTGGGTTCGTCCAGTTTACACTTTATCGAATGGGCAAAAAGCAAGAGCAAAAGCGGTTTTGCAAATGACAAAAAACAAAGATATAAGTGTAATTGATGAGTGGACTTCTGTTGTTGATAGGCAAGTGGCAAAAGTTATGTCTCATTGCGTTCAGAAATTTGCTCGAAGAAATAAAAAGAAAATTGTTTTGTGTAGTTGTCATTATGATATTTTGGAATGGTTAAACCCAGATTGGGTTATTGATTGCAATGATCAAAAATTCTATAACCGAGATTTAAAAAAAAAAGAGAAGAACAACTTGAGTTTACTATCAAAGAAATCAGTAAAGACTCATGGAGGTATTTTAGCAAGTATCATTATTTAAGCAAAAGATTGCCCGGAGGAAAATTGTACTTATTTGGTTTATTCGATGGAGAAAAACAAATAGGGTTTCAATGTTTTGCAAACTATGTTCCAATAAAGAAAAACATGATTCCAATATATCATAGCAATAGAACTGTAATCCATCCAGATTATCAGGGATTTGGATTGGGGTTAAAGTTGATAAATGCCACAAGTAAGTTCATGAAAGAAAATTATAAATACAGAATCATGGCTAAATTTTCATCATTACCGATATATAAATCAATGAGTAAAAATTCTGATTGGAAATTATTGAAGGTATTGAGAACTAACGGTAAAATGAAAACTGGAGGCAATTATGGAAGGAATCGTGGGCATAAAGCAGGTAAATTTGGAGTAGGAGGATTTAGGGAAGGAGGAGTAAGAACATTTTCTTTTGAATATTTTGGGAAATAACTCAAATAAATTGACTAAAATGCTAATTGTCTTTAAGTTGTGTGTATTATTAATTATAAAATCATTTAACATAATGGCACACAATTTGAATTTTAACGAACAAAAAAACACTTATTCATTTGCTACTGCAAAAGAAAAAGCATGGCATGGGTTAGGACAAGTCACAGAGGGATTAATGACAACTGCCGAAGCATTGGAATTAGCAAATCTTGATTACAATGTATCAAAAACTCCGAATTATATTAAAACACAGGAAGGAGATTTTATTGAAAGCGGTTCATTCTCTACCATTAGAACAGACAGCAATGAAATACTTGGGAGCAAATTAGGTAAAAATTATACTGTACTTCAAAACAAGGAGGCATTTGAATTTTTTGATATCATAGTGGGAGAATCTGAATCTATTATTGAAACAGCAGGATGCTTAAGTAATGGATCTACAGTATTTATAACTGCAAAAATGCCTGCTCACATAAAAGTCATGGACGATTGCATTGATCAGTATTTATTAGTTTCTAATTCACATGATGGGACAAGTGCTGTTAATGTTCAATTCACTCCAGTAAGAGTAGTTTGTAACAACACGTTAAATGTTGCTTTAAGAAACTCGAAAAATAAAGTATCCATTTCTCACACAAGCAATGTTAAACAAAACTTAGCAGCAGCACAAAAAATTCTTGAAATACAAAATGCTTATAAAATAGAACTGGAAGATTGTTTTAATGCAATGCAGCAAAAAACAATGTCTGAGCAAGAATTTGATTTGTTTTTAGTCAACCTTTTAGGCGATGAATCGCAACGTGCTAAGTATAATGATGGTTTTTCTCATCATGAAGCATTATCAAAATCAAAAAACAAGGTTATTGAAGAAATAAAAGATTATTACCACAATGGTATAGGACAAAACACTCCTGATGCTTTAAATAGTAATTATGGAGCTTTTAATGCCATAACAGGATATTTGCAAAATGTCAAAGAATATAAGTCGCCAGAGAAAAAATTTAAAAACATTATGAAAGGTACTGGTTCTCGATTGGTGCAAAATGCTTTTAACCTATTAAATGTTTAATGATGAATTTTGAAATAGGCGAAATAGTAAAGTGGCAACTCAATTCTAAAATAGAATGCAAGGGGATTTATAGAAGTCTCCTTGCTAACAATAAGTCAGAAGTGATATTAACTCAACACGGTGAAAGGTACACCAGACTTAAAGTAATTGTCAATAACAACATATTAAGCAGATGATTCATGTAATTTATGTAAAAAAAAAATGGTTTGATTTGATCGCTTCTGGGGAAAAGAAAGAAGAATATCGAGAATTGAAACCATATTGGCAAAAGCGATTGTTAAAATTTAAGAAAAGAGATTTATTGAAATTCAAAAATGGATATAATAAAAATTCAGATTCATTAATTGTAGAATTTAAAGGATATACTATAAAAAAACCAAACTCATTATGGACTGAAATTGATAATATTTATAATGATTGCTATGCAATACATTTGGGGGAAATAATATCATGGGATAAATAATGGGTTAATTTTTTTGCAAACGAAAAACAAACGTAATGGGTGGAGGACGTGGAAATATAACACCAGAGGATAATACGAATGGGTTTCAAAAGAATCCTCAAAACATAAACAGAAAAGGGCGCAAACCATCATTAAAGAAGCAACTTGAAAAGGTAGCTCTATCAGATGGGTGGTTGACGTTTGACAAGAAAGATGTCCAGATACTTGACAATAGCATTAAGGTCAAAGTCCCTAAAGAAGAAGCAATGGCATTGAAGATGTTTCAGATTGCAATGGGCAAAAACCCGAATGCTGCTATGAATGCCATCAAGTTATATTTGGAGACATTTGATGGCAAGGCGAATCAGAACATAAGGATTGAAGATAAAAGACCAAGCAAGGAAGACATTCTTGCAGAGATCAAAGAAATCGACAAACTGCTCAAAGAAAAGGATGGCAAATGATCTGCTTGACAGAAAGCTGCAATTACTGAAATGGCTTCGCATTGATGAGTGCAGAGATGACTATTTCACATTTTTAAAGTATTTATTTCAGAATAAAGATGTAGTGTGGAACTGGCATCATAAATATGCGTGTGGTGTCTTGCAAGAGTTTGTTGAAGGTAAGCACAGCAATCTGATGATCTTCATGCCTCCACAACATCAGAAGTCAACGATGTTGGTTGAATTTCTTGTTCCATATGCGCTTGGCATTAATCCAAATGAGCAGATCATTCTTACTATGTACAACCAAACCAAAGCAGCTGAATACAACAGAAAGATTCAGCGCATTATGACAGATGAAAAGTATTCAGATATATTTCCAGAGACAAGATTGAACGATAGGAATGTGGTTACTGATGCGAGAGGTCAGTATGTGCGAAATTCAGAGAAGTTTGAAGTGGTAAACAATCAAGGCTTTCTGTATTCTGTTGGTGTAAGTGGTGGTATTGCAGGAACTCCAGCAAAGATGGCACTCATGGATGATGTCATCAAGAACTATGAGGAGGCTTATTCACCTACATACAGAAATCGTGTTTACAATTGGTACACCGATGAACTTGAGTCGAGATTGCACAACGATTCACGAGTGGCATTCACGATCACACGAAGACACATGGATGATCTTGCAGGGCGTTTGCTTGACAGAGATGGCACAGTTGAAGAGGGAGGCAAGTGGAAAGTTGTCACCATACCAGCAATAAAAGAAACGAACGAAAATGCTGATGATCCTCGCAAGATAGGAGAAGCATTGTTTCCGCATCTTCACTCGCTTGAAAGACTTGAAGAAATAAGAGATAAGAATCCAAGAACATTTGCTTCATTATATCAGCAACGACCTGCACCGACAGAAGGCGCAATCATCAAGCGTGAGTGGTTTAAAAGCTATGATAAAAGGTCTGTAAACATCAATAATTTGCGATCTAAGACACGAATTTACATTGATGGTGCATATACATCAAACAAAGCGAATGATCCATCAGCAATCGTTGTATATGCGATGATAAATCGAAAGGTACATATATTGCGATCGTTTCAAGAGTGGCTTGAAGCACCAGAACTTTTGAAGCGTATACAAGAGATCATTGCAACGTATGGCAATGAGAAATATACAAGAGTGATGTTTGAACCAAAGGCATCTGGAAAGACACTCAAGCAGATTCTTGCTTCTTCAGGTATTCTTGCCAAAGAAGATAAAGCACCCACAGAATCAAAGGTGACACGAGTTGAAGTCATCACACCATTCCTTGAACGTGGCGAGGTGTTATTGCCGAGCAATGAAGCTGATCAAACATGGGTCAACGCATTTATTGACGAGTGCATCACGTTTCCGAGTGGCAGAGATGATCAAGTCGATTGCTTGAGTGCTATCTGTCGCATTGAACTTGCAACTGCTCCAGCAATACAATGGAATCAATCAACTATGCGAATATGATCAAATTGTGCGCTTTATTCTTCATTATAAGCTGTTCAGCCTGTTATCCTAAAACATACAAGGCAAAGCATCATGAGTTTGAGATCGTTGTTCTAAGAAAGCGAGGTGATCTTATTGAGGTTGATCACAATGGTGTCATCTATTGTCTTGACAAAAGAATCTTGAAAGATTTTCATCAGATATGATGCGATCTATTTTTTTTTATAAAAAAAGTATCAATTCTTTTTTTTAATAAAAAAAACATATACATTTGTTGATGTAAATGATTAACAACTTAAAAAACAAAGACATGAAAGAATTAACAAAAACACAGAGAACGCTACTGATAGAACTATTGCAAGAAGAAATTAGGATGATAGATAAGTGGACGTTTCTTCTCGATGAAGCACAAGAAGATATGGTTGATTATTATGAGATTAAGTTACACATCTCAGAGAAAAATAAGGATATAATTATAGAAATGCTCGAAAGCAATTATATTGACAAATAAAAAAAACAAACAAAGACATGAAAACTAAAAAATTGTATGAATCTAAAGCAGCTGCAAGAAATGAAGAAAGATATGGCATTACAGCAACATCGTGTATCTGCTGTAATAAACCAACGAATGAAGATTTTTTCGTTCATATGTCCACCGAGTGGGAGGTGATACCTGCTTTGGCAACAGACGAAATATTGCAACAAGCAGGAATAGTGTCACAAGGATTGTTTCCAATTGGTTCTTCGTGCGCAAAAAAAATGGGCGATAAATATATCATTTTAGCTTAGAGCAGCGTATTAAATAGATTGAGAAAGAGCCAGACATTGATCTGGCTTTTTTTATGTTTTTTTATAAAAAAAAGTGTGATTTATTTTTTTATTCAAAATACTGTTGTATATTAGCTGATGTAAATGATTAACAACTAAAAACAAACAAACATGAAAACTTATTGGACAGCAAATTTGAAACCACGGGTACTAAAAACATTAGCAGCAGCTAATATAACTGGAGAAGCATCTAAGCATATA